GTTATAGTAAAAAGTACGGATGCTTACTCTTGGATGTTATCAGATAGTGCTAGAGACCCATTTAATTTATCAACTAAAACACTATTTGCCAATAGCCCTAGTGCTGAACAAGATAGCACAATATATGGTGCTTTTGATATATTATCTAATGGTTTTAAATGGAGAACTTCTGATAGCTCTGAAAATGCTAGTGGTGTAACATACTTTTACATGGCATTTGCCGAGAACCCTTTTAAAAACTCATTGGCGAGGTAGGATAAATAATGTTTGGAATAAGTGCATTTTCAGAGTCTCCATATAGCTCTTTAGCAGGTAAAACATTAATTGGTGCTGCATCTATAGGTGCAACTGCTACTTTAACAGCAGATGCAATAAGAATAACATTTGGTGATGCAAGTATTAGTGGTGTAGCAACTGTTACTTCATTAGCAGGTCTTATTGAAAATGCAACAGGTTCTATTACAGGTACTGCTACTGTTACTGCTAATGCTGTTTATGTAGCATTTGGTGAGGGTGATATTACTGGTCGTGCAACATTAACTGTTGCTCTATCAGGTTCTATTATTGATGCTGATGCAAGTATCAGTGGAGTAGCAACGCTAACTGCTGAAGGATTAAATATTGCATTAGGTGTAGCAAGTATTTCTGGAGTAGCTACAGTTCAAGCAATCGGTGGGTTTACTGCTGTAGGAACTGCAAGTGTAGAGGGAGTAGCAACATTAACAGCAGGAACTTCTATAACAAGACACGCTAATGCTTCTATTAGTGGTGCAGGAACAGTAGTAGCGTTAGGAACAATACTAGGTGAAGAATGGACAGATGTTCCAGTAGGAACTAATACATGGTTAAGACGAGGATAACAAATGGCAAAAACTAAAGTATCACAATGGGACAGTGTTGCAGCTAACAATACTGACATAAACTCAATAAACATAAATGAGGGCTGCCCACCCAGTACCATTAATAATGCAATTCGTGAAACAATGGCACAAATTAAAAATTGGCAAGATGGTTCTAGTGGTGATGGTTGGACTAGCTCTGGCACAATTACATCTTCAGGCACATTAGCTGTTACAGGCAATCTTACATTTGATGGTGCATCTGGAACTTCTGGTCAATATTTAAAATCATTAGGTTCTGGTAATACTCCTGAATGGTCAGATTTAGGTCTTGGCACTATGTCTACACAAAATTCTAATGCAGTTAATATAACAGGTGGCACAATAACTGGTTTATCTTCATTGACAACATCAGGTGGAACTATATCTGCAACTGCTATAACAGGAACTACTGTAACTGGCAGCACAACATTAGGTATTGGTGCTGATTGGACTGTTGTTCAATCTGGAAGCACTCTTATATTTAAGTATGGTGGCACAAGTAAAATGAAAGTAGATTCAAGTGGTAATTTAACTGTTGTTGGAAATGTAACTGCTTTTGGTACTATTTAATGAAAACATCAGTAGAGTATAGAAAAGATTTTCAAGATAATTTTGATAATTTGCCTTACTTAAAAAATTTAATAAAAGATGTTGTTGTTTTTTATCATAACCAAACTAACTCAATAACTTACACCTTATTAGATAGTATAGATAATAGAATTTTGGAGATTGAAAATGGCAGGTAGATTACCCTCAAGTGGAGCAATTTCTCTTACTGACATAAATTCAAATGTAGGAATGTCAACAACAAGAACAACTACTATGAATGAAAATCATGTTAGAGCATTTTGTGGCAATAGAACTGATAGTAGCCAAACTTCATTAGGAGATGCTAGGGGTAGAGGAGTTACTTTTACAGGCACTTTATCTCGTTCAGGTTATTCTTCAAGCGTTACTGTTCCAACTGTAGCTTTAAGTACATACTTTGATACAGCACAACTTACTACAGGATTCCCTCTTTACACTACAATGAATGTTGATGTGCCACCTACATGGTGGGCATCTATTAACAACCCTAGAAACATGACCTCTACATTGGGAACTGCTAGTTCAAGGACAGGTGGTGGTACAGGTGGCTCTAAAAACTTTTACTCTGTTCAAAATTATGTTCCTAGCAGTCAATCTATTACAGGTAGTGGTTACTATAGTGGAAGTGGCACAAGTAATCCTAATGGGCAAGTAACATTACAATACATTAGTTTAATTGCAACAGGTACAGGAAGTGGCTCTTAAATAGGGATTAATAAATGACAACAAAAAGATTACAATTTACAGACTGGTTACCAGACCAACCTGCAAACGCAGGTAGTTTAAATGATGCAAAAAATGTATATCCTTTGGGTATTGGTTATGGTGCTTTTCCTAGTGCAGAAGATTTTTCTAACGCTGCCAGTGAAAATATTAACAATATATTTGTAGCTAAATTTGGAGCTAATGTAGAAGTATTTGCAGGTGGTGCTACAAAGTTATTTAAACTAAATATTGCAACACTTGCATTAGCAGATGTATCTAAATCAGGTGGGTATGGTGGAAATGGCACTTGGAGATTTGAGCAATTTGGCAATGTAGTTTTAGCTTGTAACGACAATTCTAAAATACAAGCATGGACAATAGGTGTTTCTTCTGCATTTGCAGATGTAGCAGCAGCAGCTCCTGTAGCTAAAGACATTGCTGTAGTTCGTGATTTTGTTTTTTCAGGAAATATTGCAGCAGGTTCTAACCCTGATAAAGTGCAATGGTCAGATATTAATGATGAAACAGATTGGACTTCTGGAGCTACAAGCCAAAGTGATTATCAAATAATTCCTGATGGTGGTAATGTTCAAGCAATAACAGGTGGTGAGTTTGGTGTTGTATTATTAGAAAAATCTATAGTTAGAGCTTCTTATGTTGGCTCACCATTATTCTTTCAATTTGATACTATTTCTAGTGGACTAGGTTGTTTAGAGGGTAACTCTGTTGCTAGGTACGGAAACATAACTTTCTTTTTGTCAGATGATGGTTGGTATTCTACAGATGGGCAAACAGTAACAAACATAGGATTAGAAAAAGTAGATAGATTTTTCTTTGATAATGCTGACTTAACAAAAATAGATACAATTAGTGCAGCAGTTGACCCAGTTAAAAATCTTGTAGTATGGAATTATGCAGATGTAGATGGAAACAGAAAAATACTTATTTATAATTGGCAGTTAGGAAAATGGTCAAGAGCTGAAACCACATCAGATGTTGTAGGCACTATTGCTACTTTAGGAGAGACATTAGAAACTTTAGTAAGTAGTTTAGGTTATACAGATATAGATGAGATGAAAGCATCATTAGATTCACGATTGTTTATAGGTGGTAAATTTTTATTTGCAGGTGCTAAAGGCACTAAAATAGTAACCTTTACAGGAACATCTATAACACCTCAACTTATTACAACAGATGTTGAGATTGGCTATAACTCTGTAGCTACATTAGCAAGACCACAGATAGATAATGGCACAGCACAAGTAGCTGTAGCTAGTCGCAGAGAGTTAGATGATACTATTGGATTTAGTGCGTTTGTTCCTGCTACATCAGAGGGTAGATGTAATTTAAGAAGTGCAGGTAGGTATCATAGATTCAATGTGCAACCTACAGGTAACTGGACAACTGCTATGGCAGTAGATGTAGATGTAAAACCACAAGGCAATAGATAATGCCTAGAATGTATCGTACACTTCCCTATCAAGGTGGTGACCCTAGAGCTGTAGCAGAAGTAGTTAATAATGCTATGAATGGCAAGACTAATAATAGTGGTACTTTTACTTTAGCAACATCATCTACAGAAACTACAGTTAGTAATGAAAGAGCAGGTTTTGATTCAGTCATTGTATTATCACCAAGAACTTCAAATGCAGCAGCAGAATCAGACCATACATATATTAAGACAAAAGCTAAAAGTAGTTTTGTTATAGGGCATAGAAATACATCTCATACTGATGTAACATATGATTATATCATTGTTGGATAAATTTTATGAAACTCTATGTAGTGCCTACGAATCAAGTGCAAAGATTTTGGTATCTTGCAGAACCTTTATTAAAAAAAGCATTAGACAAAGGTAACAACGAATTTACTAGTGGTC